TCTCAGCGAGACCTCTTGAGACATCATAGAGAATTCCATCTGATACGGATTCGCTAAGTCTTTGGTTTAACTGAATATTTCTTTCGATTTGCTCGTTGAGTCTTGATTCCATGTCATCAAGTTTTGCGACCATGCTCTCAAGCACATTGTATTTATCTTCAGGGATTGATACATAATGTTCTTCAAAAAGACCCTTGAGGTTTGTCATGAATGACTCCGCAAGTTGAGCCTTGATGCCAGTCTCAACTTGAAGAGCATTCTCCTCAAGCCATTCACCAGCAACATACTCAAGGTATGAGTCTACTCTTTCGGTTAATTGTGCTTCAATAGCAGCAACATTTTCCTCAAGAGCAGCTTCATAACGCTTCTGAATAATTTCAGCAGCTTCATCTACTTTTGATCTTAGTGCAGCTTCAAAAACAAGAGCTGCTCTTTCCTTAAATTCTTCGGAGAGATCTTCGTCACCAAAAATGGCTTTCACATCCTCTTCAACGTTAAACTCAAGTTCTGCTTCTTCTTCAGCTTCTTCTTCTACAGTTTCTTCCGCAGCAACTTCTTCTTGCTCAAGAGCTTCTTCTTCAGAAACAACTTCTTGATCTTCTTCAACTTCAACTTCTTCAGCTCTAGCTGCTTTAGCATTAACTACATCTCTAACGGTTTTCACGTTTTGAGTAGCTAATTTAGAAGAATCGTCAGTTGAACGATAGTTGAAAGGGGTTGGGCCACCTAAGTCGGTGATTGATTGCCCAGGAACACCAGCAACAAATTCTCCATTTGAGGGCATTGGTTCAGCAGGCTTAGCACCAGCATTAACCGCAGTCTTTGATTGCTTGGCTTGTGACGTTAATTCCATTTCTTGTAAATTACCAGCAGACATTGTACTCTCCGAATAAAATTGATTATCTTTATTCTAATATTTATTTATAAATTATAGATTTCTCAAGTACTCATTGAATACTTTGAGAAGACGCTCTTCGCGGATTTTTTTATCGATTGTTGGTGTTAATGAATTAATTTGCTGTAAAGTTTTTTCAGCTAAAACTCCATTATTCCAAATCCACTCCTTACCTTCCATAATACCTTGAACAAATGCATCAGGTGCGGAAGGATCTGCTACAATATCAGCAGCAGTTGAAAGCATAAAATCATCACCAACATACTTGATACCATTACGCTCAACAAGAGATCCAATACCTCTTGAAGAAACACCAAGCTTCACTCCTTCATCAAGAAGTGACTTAGCAATGTTACCCATTGGAGTGTCGAGGATTTTTGCTTTACCAATAAAATTATTTCCTTCTGCTTTTAGACTTGTGATCATGTGTGATGCACGATCTAAATTTACCGTTGGCCCATCGGGATGACCAAGTTCTCCAAGTGCTCTTCCTTCTTTAATATACTTTTGGGTATACTTTGCAACTTCTCTCTCAAGAATTGGGAAGGGATAGCAACGACCATTGCGGTTTGTAATTTCTGCTTGAAGAAAAGGCCCTGTAATATAAAGACTGGTTTTACCATTCTTTTCTTCGGTGAGAACTTGAATATTCTCGATTTGCTCTGTAATTAGTTTCATTGTTTTACTGGGTAAATCCTACTTTTGCAACTTGAACCGTACCACCTAAAACATGAATTAAATCACTAGCTGTTTTTTCAATAACTTCGGAAGTGTTGTTTAGCATTGTAATAGAACCAATTCCAGAATATGTAGAATTTCTTATTACAACTACAACAGAACCACCAGAAGCATTAACAACTCTAACGAGAGTTGCACTTCCAACAGTAGTGCTATTACCAATTCCTGTGGCTAAATTAGCCTCATTACCTTTTACCTTTAACCTATACATCTTGATCCTCGGTTTCCATAGTTGGGTCAAACATTTGAGCACCAATGACAGGCTTTAACTCATCAATCATTGAAACGCTTTTTTGATAAAGCAGTTGCTTGATTGCATCAGTAAGTTCCGCAGCTGGTGCGTCGGACATCACCATCCCAATAAAATCATTTGTTTCCATGAAATTACTTATAAAATCTTATATTATTTATAGTTTGTTGGTTTTCTTAGTATCTACTTTGTCCGCTTCTGGTGCTTTTACGTTTGCTGCTTTTTCACTAGGTTGCGGATCTTTAACAGGTTTCCCTAACCCAATCTCAAGATCTTTTGCATTTTGCTTTTGAGTTTTCTTAATAAGATCCTGACCTGTTTTTTGAACATAATCAGTTGGCATTCCAGTTTCAAGATCGGTTGGTTGAGTAGGTGGTGGAATAATACCTGTGTTAAGTTCATCCGCAATTTGGAAATCAATTTCGATCATTTCCTCTTCGGTCTGGCGTAAGATCTTTCTTCTTACATACTCATTAGAATAATATTTTCCAACATAAGGCTCTACTTGCTGAAGAAGAGAAATTCTTTCATTCATTAATTCTGTTTCTTTTAGTTCAGCAAAATGATTGTCGTAAACATAATCATATTGAATGTGATCACTCATCCATTCCCAATCTTGTGGAGTGATGATATTTTTAAGAACTAATTGAGTCTTTAGTAGATCATGGAATACATTGCTAAATCTTTTACGCAATCTCCCTACAAATCTAGAGAACATGATTTCATCTCTAAGAATTTCAGAAGATCTTCCTAAATTAAATCCACCGTCTGCAGCAATTCTAGATTCAGGAATACCTAAGGAACGATAAAGTTTCTTTTGGAAGTATTCAATATCTGCAAGTTCTCCAAGATTCTGTCCACCAGGAAGAGTGGTGATTTCAGTTCCACGACCACCTTCTCTACGAGGTAGCCAGAAATCTTCCATCATACTGGTAAACTTTTTATCATCACGAACTTCACCAGTTGATGCATCATAGACAAGTTTATTTCTATAACGCGACATTACATCACGAAGATATTGTTCCGCCTTGATTTTAGGAAGATTACCTACATCGATGTAGAAAATTCTACGCTCTGGAGCACGAGACAATCTGTAAATAACCAGAGAATCTTCAATCATACGAAGTTGATTGAGAGACTTGATTGCTTTATGTAAGTATGATAAAACAGTCATCTTGTTACGATCAACAAGACCCGAAGTAATATAAGTTACGGAATCTTTCGCTAACTTAACACCTTTACCATATCCACTAGCGCCAGTTGAATATCCTTGACTCTTAGGAGTATAAACAAAATACTCTTCTATATCGGGAAAGTCTAACTTTTCAACACCAATCTCTCTAGAAAGAGTGTTGACATTTTGAATGTCAACAATATTACGGTTATCTTTTTTCTTTAATTCTCTTACAAATTTAATTTTAAGTGAATCAATATATCTAATTTCTTGAATACCATTTTGAGGATTCTCAAGATCAATTACTTTATGGTAAAATACACGACCATCAACGTACCAATTTCTAAAAATTTCATGAGCTTTTTTATCAAAGTCCATCAATTCTTTGATGTACTTGAACTCATCACGAATGATATTTTTAATATTATCGTCTACATTCAAGTTTGATAATTCAATTTCTACAGGAGAATCATTTAAGTCTGATACAATAGCTTCGTTTACAACATCTTCAATAGCTTTGTCTGCTTCAGGATGCAAAGCCATTTCACGATATCTTTTAATCAAATCATACTCGGTTTTATATACACCTTCAATATCTACATATTGACCATAAAAGCCTGAAGAAATGTAGTAGTCAACCCCGTCCTCATTATTAGGAGGAACGGGGGATACTTGCTTCTTAGGCTTTTTATAACCGTCATCAATTGAAAAACCAAACAGAGCCATTACGTTTTGAAGTAACTTTTAACTATTTATTATCTTACTTCAACGCCGTTTGAACCATTATATGCTTCCCACCATTGAACTTGGAAGTCAACTTGGAATTCTTCAATCTGGCTGTTTGCATCATATGACAATGCAATAGCTGAAACTGAAGATGGGAAAATGCCATGGAAATTGTAGTATCTCAGAACGGGGATATTCTGAGCACTTGCAGTAGCAGCGGTTGTAGGTGCTCTACCTAACTGATAAACTTTACCATCAACTTGATAAGCTGAAGGATCAATTTGACCCGAGTTATCAGAAACTCTGTTGATGAAGTTCATCCAACGCTCAAAAGAATTTCTAAGAGCAAAGTCTGTGTCATTAATAACTGTTACTGACCATGGTTCAAAGGTTCTGTCTCCAGCAATTTGAAGAGTTCTACCTCTGAAAGGAACTGGGATTGGGGTAATCGTTGAAGCTGGTAATGAGGCAGCTTTTACAAGGAATCTAACCTTGTCGTTGATCTGGGACTCATTAACTCCATTAGGAAGAGCTGCTGCTGGAAAAGGAATTTCAACCTCAAATAGATTTGGGCGAACACCACCACCTGCTAGTCTTCCCTTGAAGTTATCTAGAAATCTTCCGTCAGATCCTGAATTTGGGATTTGTTGAATCGAAGGCATTGTTCTTTAACTCCGTTGTTGTACTATTATTTAAATCAAACTCTTCCAACTACTTCTTCAAAGCTGATACCAGTTCTGGTAGCAACGAAGGTAAGTCCGATGTAATTAATGCTACGAGCAGGTTTTACAAAAATATCAGCTCTGAACTCATTAGCATCAATAATATCAGGAGTATTGTTTGTCTCATCACAAATCAGTCTATAATCAATGATTCCTCTCTTGGCAACTACATCACGGAGGTATGGCTCAACAATATTCACAAAGTTTGATCTTGTGATCTCATCGTTGAATTCAAAGAGTTGAGTTCTAGCAGCTCTTTCAATTGCAGCCTCAATGGTTAGGAATAGCATTCTAACGTTGATTCTATCAAATGCAGATGCATATGATAGACCAGTTTTATCTCCAAAAAGGATAATACCAGATCCAGGAGAGAAGATGACTGGATTGATTCTCTTGACATAGAGAAGATCTCTTTGTGCTTGAGTTGGGTTATATGCAAGCTTAACAGCGTTGTTAATAACACCTCTTCTAGAACCAGCAGGTGAGAACCAAGGATAGTCGGTAATTACCGTTCTACAAAGGCAACCTGCAACATCAGCGTTTAGAGGAATATATCTAAACTTATTTGCAAATCTGTCGTACTGATACTTGTAACCACTATCAAAAATACCATAAGACGAAGAAGTGATTGCATCATAGAAGTTAATAATATTGTTAGTTTGAGTGCCAGAATCAGCTACATCAACAACTGCAGATCTGTGTGGAGAAATAACAGCAACACAGTCCTTTCTAAGTTCGGCAATGTTGATAAGTTGATTTGCCTTGGCTTGAGTGGTAAGCTTATCCGAGAAACCAGGACCCATGATTAGGTAGTTTACTGGATATTCCTTAACAGTCTCAAAGATTCTATATCCATTCATTAAATCACCAAGGGTGACTGAGTATCTTGGATCTGTATAAGCAGAGGAGATACCAGAAGTACCGTAGGTGTTACCGCCGAGGAGAGTATAGCTCTTAGCTCCAGCAGCATTGAATGTTACTCCTTGTGCCTTCTGACCCCAAGCACCACCAGTAGTGCCACCAAAACCAGTTGCAGAACCTGCAGAATCAGCACCAGCATAAATGTATCCTGAACTTAGTGCAATATAATCCTTGTAGTAGATGTTCTGGCTTGGGGAAAGCTGAGCATCAGATGCCTTAGATAAACCAATGTGCTTCTCAAGGATATTTCCAGCAATTCCAGTTACCGAACCACTATCATCAACAACGACAACATGAATTTCGTCGTTCTTGGCGCTTCTGCTATTAGCGTAGGTTGAAGTTCCTGGCTTAGGAGCAATCGAATTCCAGTAAACAGTTGAATTTACTAATCCAAGACTTTGCTGGTTGTACCAATCAAGAGCAGTGGCAGTACTTGTTCCAGTTGTACCAATTCCAATGAATCCATTAACGGTAGTTGCATTAAATGCATAAAGATCTGGAGTATAAGTTACTGCAGTTTCTACTTGAGTTGTGCTGTTAACAACACTGGTAATTTTAACATCAATGTGAGTGTTGCCGATACCAGTAACAATGCCTTTTACAAAACCAGTAAATGCGGTTGTAGTTCCTACACCAGCAACTGCAAATGTACCAATTTGCGTTACAGCAGCTCCAACTGTTACCGCTGAATATAATTGAGTAGTTGTGGTGGTTCTACTAAACGTTAAATCAGTAGTAGCAGCCCCTACTGCGGAAGAAGGAACTGAAAGATATACAGTACCAACACCGATTGCAAGAATTGTGGTCCCTGCACCGATATAAGTTCCTGAAACTGCATCATTAACAAGTAATCCAGTGGTGTCAACACCAACGCTAACATCATATGCTTCGCTAAAGGTTCCTGCAGTTGTTGCAACACCAACAGTAATAGCAGTGGTTGCTGTAGAAATGCCAGTGTTTACACCGATAAGTCTTTGATCTGCAAAAGCATCAATAACACAAACTTTTAATCCGTTTGCCCAAACACCTGGATCTTTTGCTGCCCAGTGCCAGGTTGATGGTGAAGAGTAGTTTGTGGTATAATCTTCGTAGTTCTTGATCTTAACAGTTGTAGATCCAAGACCTACAGCTGTTGGTGCGTTTGCGTTGTTTAAGTTTGCTCCGTCAGCTCTGACTACACGCAATACGCCACCATAAGTTAAATAGTTTGATGCACTATACCAATATTCGTACTGATTATCATTTTCGCTTGGCTTACCAAACTTATTAATTAAATC